CAGACCAAGCAGGGGTGCAGATCAATTCACTCAAGTATTGGTCAAATGCTTTCCCACCAGTTTTAACGACCGTGGCAAGCTCAAATTATTATTATGATGCTTCTGGTAATAAGGTTGTTGTCAATAGCTTGCCAAACACGGTAAACGAGTCTATGACTGCGCCAATTGTGATTGACTACACCACGGCCCCCAACCCGATTGCAGCGTACCCAGTCATCAAGCAAGCTGGCCTGCTGCTGCTGACGCACCTATACAACCAACGCTCAAACACAACGGACAGTCTTTTGCGTGAGATACCTTTTGGCGTGGCTACGCTTTTGCGCTCTTACAAACCCTTGGTTATGTGAGGCAATAAATGGCAATCGCACGGTTTGAAAACATAACGGTCAAGTCGCTAACCTTTGGAAAATCGACCTTTGGAGAGCAATCGACTACGCAAACCGAATGGTTTAAGACCCGTGCAAGAGTTCACTCCGTGGCTAACAATGTAAAGATTTCCGATAAGTATAGGGTTTACTCTGATATTGTAAATTTTACGCTGAACTACACGCCAAATACCAAAGAGATGGTGGACAACCAAAATCTCTACTCTATCAATTGGAGAGGCTTTGATTGGCGAATAGACAATGTGCGGGAAGCAGACGACAGGATGACGGTAACGGTTTTATGCGTCAGGAATGACCCCGTGGTGGCGGCATGACGGCGCAGCTCAACCCCGTCACCTATGGCAAGGCAATCCAGTACCAATTGGACTCGATTGTCACGCCCGTGCCCGTGTATGCGGCTTTTAACAGGAACTTTGCCACACAGCCGAAGTTCATAACTTGGATGCTCCGAAATGTTCACCAACCAGTATATACAGGCGTTTATCAGTCGGTTAAAGGCATTGACCGCCCGACTTTCCAAATATCTATTTTTACGCAAGTGATTGAAGACGGTTTCACAATTTCCAATCAGATACTACAATCGCTACATGGTTACAGCGGTCTGTTCGGTGGGGCAACCAATGGGTTTAACATTTCCAAGGCTGATGTGCAATGGTTGTATAACAGCTACGATAATGAGGAAAAGTTAGCGCAAGTGTTTTTAGACTGCACAATAGATATTCCAGCATAAGATAATTTTTTTAATTCTTTAAAGGAAACTCAAAATGGCTCTCCCAACAAAAATCCTACCCGGCTTTAGTGCAACGCTATACGCACAACCGAGCGCAACACCAACCGCATTAACCTCGGCTGCTTTGGCAACTTATGCCACAGTCTCGGCTTTAGCGGTTTCTGGCAACCTAGTCCCAGTCGAGGCAATTCCTGCCTTTGGTCAGGACGATGCAGTTGCTTCTTTCGGCGTTGCTGGCTCCCGTCAGTCTGACAAAATCCCTGTTCAGTCTGCCCCAACATCGATGACCATTACAGCGGCATGGAACCCTAGCGATACGGTTTTGTTGTTGTTGCGTGGTGACGCTTACAACGGCACAATTGACCGCACCTTTGTTATCTCTGCCACCGATGGCACGGGCATCGTGATCTATGCGTTCAACGGTCGTGTTAGCCAGTGGACTATTGACTCCGCACCCGGAGCCGAGGCCAAGGTCACATTTACCGTTCACCCACGGGGCAACCAGTACGGCTGGTCAGCATCAACATGAAGCTAGCCGAAGCCATTAAGGTGCTTTGCACGACTTACCAGTCCCTAGACGCTGTGGCTCGGGGGTTGGAGGTCGATGCAAAAGAGGTTGCCGATTCAAAGGTAGACCCAGACACAATTGAGGGCGTTGCTTTATCGTATTTGAAAAAGTACAACCCTTATACGGCTGCAAAAGCCGAAGAATAGCATGGACACTACAATAAAAGACACAAGCGATCTATTGAGTTTTCTCGTAACCCAAGCCGAGTCCCGCAAGGATTGGTTTGGGTTTACGCAGCAACGCATGACCGCAGTCTCGCTGGCGCACCAGATAGCAAAGGCGCACGCAGACAAAATGACCCCAGACGAGGTGGTTGAGTACGCATTGAAGCTGAATCAAGTCATCTATAACAAAATCATCAGAATGGTGTAATCATGCGTGTTTCTTTTAAGATTGAAGGCTTGAAAGAAGTGCAGAACGCTTTTGATGAGTTAGCCAATGACATTGGGGACAAAAAGGCACGCAGCTCGGTGCTTATTCCTTCAGTGCGTGAGGCAATGAAGCCAGTGCTTGCCGTAGCAAAAACGCTTGCCCCAAAAGACACGGGCGAGTTATCAATAACAATGCAAGTTGAGGCTCGCAGGCCAACAAAAAAAGACTTTAATTCTAAGTATGTAAGCCCAAAAGATACGGTCATTGCGCTTGTTACCACAAAATCATTTTCCAAAAGAGCTAAAAATAAGTTTTACAAAGAAAACGCTGATTTGTATAAAAGCGATAAAGCAGCATACAAGAGCAAATTAAAGTCACTCAAAGAATCTAAAGGCATTTTGACTGATGCAAGGGCAGTAGCGCAAGAGTTTGGGACTGCAAGAAACCCTGCACATTCATATTTAAGACCAGCACTTGAAAGCCAAGCGCAGCAGACCGCCATGCGACTTGGGGAAATCTTAGGGCGGCGCATAAATCAATATAGGGCTAAGACATGACAAAGTTCAGTGCAGCATTTGGAGAAGGCTACCAAGCAAAGCGCAAAGCATTGCTGACTAGGAGTTTCGAGTTGGGTGGTCACACATTCAAGGTTCAAATCCCTTTGGTTGCAGAGTCAGATGCAATTTACAAAAAGATCACGGCCCCAGAGCAGGCCGAGGTTGACAGAATCTACGCCGAAATAAGCAAGCCCCTAGAGCAGTTTAAGGAATCGCAGACAGAGGAGTTTGTTTTTACCGAAGATGATATTCTGGTAGACGGGCGCTCGATGCGTGAGGCGGCAAAGAACAAAGCAATCACAGAGGCTCGAATAACCGAGTTCTTTAAGCTCTTGATTCCAGAGCTAGAGGGGGCTACCTTAGAAAGCCTGACTTATAAAGACATTGAGGAGGAGTTTCCCCTTTCTGTCCAGCTCCAGATAGTAGAGAAAATTGGCGAAGTAATTAGCCCAAGTTATAGGGAAGCTCGGGGAAACTGATTCGCTCGTTGAGGAGACAGGTGGAAATCTCCATGATCTTCAACGGGCATACAACGGAAACTCTAGCCGACTTGGATGGCGAGACAATGGCAAGCATCCAGACAATGTACGCAGACGGAATGATTGGAAATTATGGGGTCTTGACGCAACTGGCTACGCTGACAAACGGTGTTTTCAATTACATGAGGTCGGCAAACTCTACCCCTTATAAGCTAGTCAACATTATGGGAAATGCGTATGATTACATATACCCACCGCCTGACCCTGCGTATGCAAAAGCGGCTGTAAGCGATAATTTATTGGCATTTATGATGCAAGCGCAGGGGTTTGATAAGTCTAAATTTTCGAGGTAATTTATGGCAAACATAGCAAGACTGGGCGTAACGCTTGGCTTAGATGCTGGTGAATTTAACAAAGGCATTGAGGCAGCAGGGAAGAAGCTCGCTCAACTTGGGGAAGCCGCAGCCAAGTATAGTCAAATGGGCGCAGTTGCTTTGGTTGCCGCAAGCGCAGCCGCACTTAAATACGCCGATGATTTAGCCGATGTTGCCAAAGCCAATGATGTAGCGATTGGCACAGTCTTAAAACTTTCCAACGCTTTAGCGGTTTCTGGCGGCAAAGCCGATGATGCAGGGAAAATGCTTGCAGCGTTTACCAAGTTCATAGACCAAGCGGCTGGAGGTTCTTTGGAAGCCCAGAAAACCGCAAAAATGTTGGGCGTAAGTTTTAAAGACTTAGGCAATTTGTCCGAAGAAGAATTGCTTAACAAAGTTGTCAAGAACTTAGGCAAGATGGATGACTCCGTTACCCGCAATGCCAAGGGTATGGAGGTATTCGGCAAAGGTTTTAAAGGTCTTGATGCAATTGGCTTTGCCGAAGATATGGCAAAAGTTAATACTGTCACAGTCAAGCAAGCGGAGGCAATCCAAGCCGCTGCTGATATGTACGATGTATTTGGCGAGAACGCTCGACACACAATGCAAGTGCTTGCCGTTGAGTTAGGCCCAGTGCTTAAAACAACGATTGAGTATTTAAAGGAAATGCAGGGCGAAGGAAATATATTGGGTGATGTGTTTAGTTTTGTTTTTAAAACCATTGCATTAGGTGGCAGTTTTATTGGTTTTATATTTAAAGACCTTGGTAATGAAATAAAACACACTTATGAAAATGCAAAGGTTTTGGCGACTGAGGGTATTCAAGCGGCAATTAAATTAAATGAAGAACATGATGCAGCTCGTGAAAGATCATGGGAACGGCAAAAGCAATTTGCTAGAGACATTATTAACCCAGACCCTACGGGCATGGGCAAATTTGACATGGGCGCTGGTGCTGGTTGGGACGCACCGAAACAAAGGCGAGAAACAATTGAAGGTGTTGATCCAAAAGCGGCAGCGGCAAAGCGGGAGCTTGAAAGACAAATAAAACACGCATGGGAATTGATGAAAAAAGGCCGCATGGAAGAACTCAAAGTTATTGAGGAAACCAATAAGGCTCTGGGAGAACAATCGGATATTTACCGCAAAGGCGCATACGCTCAAACGGCAAGACTTGATTTAGAAAGCCAACAACTTGATAGACAAAAGGAAATGTTTGATTTATCTATTGCTGGTTTGACAATGAGGGCAGAGGACTTACAACTAGAGCAAGACTTTTTGCAACTTGAGTACAAACGAAAAGATGCAATTGAGGCCATTAACAAAGACGAGACCTTGACCAGAGAAGCAAAACTTGATGCTATTGAGCGTGAGAATGAATTATATGCAAGGGGTAATTTGCTTGCAAGAGAAAGAAACATAGCGACCAAAGCCACAAGGGAGGGTTCTTTTGGCGAAGGCTTTGCTCAAAGTGCGGCTCGATTCTTTAGGGATATGCCCACAGATTTGGAGCAAGGTGCTTCTGCGTTCCAGTCCGTCATGGGCAATATGGAAGGCGCAATTGATAAGTTTGTGCGAACTGGCAAACTAGGGTTTAAGGATTTGGCCCGTAGCATCATTCAAGATTTGATCTCGATTCAGTTACGAGCGCAAATGACGGGGATATTTAAAATGCTGTTCCCGACAATGTTTCCTGTCAGCACGGGTGCAGGGTCAATGTTTGAACTGCAAAACGCTGGCGCTGGTGCATTTGCAGATGGAGGCAGCCCCCCAGTAGGTCAGGCGTCTTTGGTTGGCGAGCGTGGGCCTGAGTTGTTTGTGCCTCGAACGGCTGGAACGATCATCCCAAATAACCAACTGTCTAACATGGGCGGCACTACGATGGTGACAAATAATTACATCAACGCCATTGATACAAAATCCTTTGAAGACCGTTTGCTTGGCAGCTCTAACGCTGTGTGGGCGGCAAATCAATATGCTGGCAAATCGCTGGCAGTGAACAGGGGCAGAGCATGAGTGGCTTCCAAGACATCTTTGAGATACAGCAATCCATGACGGTGAACAATCGCCGCATGGTTGGTCAACAAGTTGCAAGGTCTGGTTACATCACGGTGGCCCAGTACCTGACGACTGTGCCTTGGGTGTTTACGGTCACGCCCCATGCCTATCTTTACTATCCGCAAGTTCGTGCAATCATTCAAGCGATTGACAACAAAGACCGTCAGTTGTCTGAAACCATTGTGATGACAAGCACTAATTTATCGTGGTTCACCAAGATGCAAGGAACGGCGACTGCGGCAACGCTAAATGGCGCACCAGCGGCTAATACGCAAACGCTTGCGCTGACCTCAAATGGTACTTTTAAGGCTGGCGATTTCATCATGGTAAGCGGATATACCTACAAGATAACTGCTGACTCGGCGGGGGCTTCTGTGGGCATCCACCGACCTTTGATTGGCACACCAGCATCGGGTACAACTGTTTACATTGGCAATCAATGTACTTTTACGGTCGTAGCAGAGGCTTGCCCGACCTATACGCTTAACCCAATGACTGACGGCGCTTTTGTTCAATGGGATGCGCCATTCGTGTTTAGGGAATACATCACATGACCACCATAAATGCCGTTACAGGCGCACAGATAAACCATGCCGAGTTTGTTCGGCTGACCGTAGGCACGGCGCTTACTGTTTACACATTTTGCAACGCTGCCGCCCCGATAACTGTTGACGGGATAACCTTCTCTAACCTTGGCGCTTTGCTGATGGTGGGCGATGTCCAGCGGGACATTAAAGCGACCTCAGACGACATGACCATTC